GCGGCGGCGGCAGCGGCTGATACACCAGCGGCATCAGCTTGGGCAGTCACATTCACGAGTTGGTCGTTATAGTCGTCTACGCTGGCGACAATAGCTGTCCCGGCAGTATTAAAGACGAGGGCCTTATCCCCGACCGGCACCAAGGGGGCCTGAGCCGTGGCTGTGGCCGAAACTTTGAGTGTGTCCCCCATCTGGGACGTGAGGTCCTGCGTAATGATAGCCATACGGTCAATGTCTGTTTCGAGACGTTCCGCAGGGAGAGCACCGCCATCAGTATAATCTGTGGCCTGTGTCCGGGGAGGACGGGCTTCAATAGCAATTGCGTCGCCTGATACCAGCGCGTTGTTCAGTGTGACTGTTACGCCCGCAACATATCGGTTTTTGGAAGTGTCGTAGGTCCCCGAAATCGTGTAGTCATACGTCCCTGCACCGTTAAGCGCTGGGAGTATTTCGGTTGTGCTACCACTGAGCACAATCACCACATAGAGGTCAGACCCGTCTTGCGAGAAAACAGGCTTGTCGTAGGAGAACCCGTTACCGGCGCCGGACCACGTTTTTCGGTTGGTTGTCGTTGAAATAGTCATGGATTAATAACCTCAAAATAGTCTCTCTTGACCTTTTTCCCGTAGTCTGCGATCTCGTGCGCGTTCATTTGTAGCAGCTCGGGGGTCAATTGCCGAGCGTAGAGCCTTAAAAAAGTATTCTTCTATGAGTGGTTTTGCATAAAACAGCGATACTCCGGGCACTGTGGACTTCAAAATACCCTCCACATCACGGGCTGTGCTGGAGGATCGGAAGTCTACATCGTCCGAAAAGGGCGCCATAATAGCGGTATGCCCCAAACTAAAAGTAGAGCGCGCCAAGTCCAGCACGGGTGCCCCAGTGAACATATCAACGGGCGTTTGGTTCCATGCTGAGGCATTGTGCAGAGCCGAGCCCATAAGGGAGAAGCCGCCGCCCATATCCATTGCTTTGGTCAGCAGTGCCACGTTGGGCGCCCCATTAGGCAGGGTTAGGGGTTCGGGGGTTCGGCCCGCCGCCACATCTGAGGCCCATGCCACCAAAAGCCCCATAACCGTACTGCCCGCAGCCAGAGAAGCGAGGTCCTGTACGCGGCCTAAGCGGCCTCGGTTGGGGTTGCTTATGCGCCCCATAATGTTGCCTTGGTACATGGAGAACGAAAACTGCATGAACTGAGTAGTGACCTGAGCGACGGTACGCCATAGCGACCCCGGCTCCCCTGCCGAAGTACCAATGACCCGCGTGGAAAAAGAGGCGGTCGGCACAGCTTTGTTTCGAGACACCATAATCATCTGATAGATACGCTGGGCTATATCGCGGTTTTCGAGCTGCGACACCTCCAGAAAGTTGGAGCCTTTGTAGCGGCTGTCTTGGAGAAGTGCCGTTTTCGGAATGGTTTGAAACTGCTCCTTGGTCACTCCGGCCTGCTCTATAGCGTCCCGAAGTTTGGGGTGCATACTGTCCCACCCTTGGTTTACGCCTGCGCCAAGCCTCTCCCAGAAATCCATATCGGCTACGTGTCGGTTGGCCTGTGTGAACTGCGTAAGCCCCTGTGCCTTGAACAGTTTGCCCGCGAGGAACTGCACACTACGGGGACCGTCGAAGTCCCCGGTGTAACGCTCGATCCCTACCGTGGCGGCGTGAAACATATCCATATTCATAAGCAGCCGGGAAGCTGTAACTTGTTTTTCGGCCTGCGTGTGGTGCAAGGGGAAAAAAGCTGCATTCATTGCGGAAGCAAGACGCCCCAGTCGAGGGTTAGCCCCTCCCCCGGTGAGAGACTGGGCAAGAGATCGGTAGAGCGTGTCGGTGATAACGGCCTTGTAGGCCACTGACCCTAGTAGGGCGATCTGAACAGTGCCAGTTAGGCCCTCGATAGGCCGGGCCACTTTCTCGTTGAAAGGCACGTTGGCCGCACCCGAGGACAGGTCATATAAATTCTGCACCGCACGGGGGTTAGCGCCGGGCAGCCTTTTCAAAGTCTGCAGCGTCATGTTGGGGTTCGGGCCTAGAATGTTAGCAGTCCCCAACGTGCGGCCTTTGGCCAGTATGTCATTGGTGAACAGCGAACCCCAGTCATTACCAGTTCCGAAATCCATGTCATAGGTGGCGAAGGCGTCAGCGTCTCTCCAGATAAAGAACCGCTCACGCTCCATCCGCTGGGCCAAAGTCAGAGGGCGCAAAGCATCAGACGAAGACACGATTTTGTCGTAGATACCGTCTAGGGCCTCATTCCATTCCGTAGCGTCTTCAATTTTTTCGAGGTCAAACTTTTCCCCTGTCGCGCGGTTGGTAATCCGTTCCGGCGCGGCGTGTTCATTGATAGAGGCTTTCCATTTGTCTCGACCTCCCGACGCAATAGCCCGTGCGTTATGGTGGACGGGGAAAGCCTGTGCGCGCTTTTTAATGTTGATACCGTGGGTCTTGGCAGTGTCTATAAAATACTGTTCAGCCTTCCGAAATCCGGCCACAACCTCACCCACTGGTCCTGTAGGATTAGCAGGGTCAAAGCCATCAAGGCCCCGTAGCACGCCTTCTTGCCCCCTGAAAAAAGTGTGCTGATCTGCCGATGGGCCAAGCTGTGTAAACTTGAGGTATGCCGCGCGCAGGGCAGGGATTACATGGGCGGTCATAACGCCAGAGTGAAACTCTTGGGAGGCTTCGACACTTACAGGGGTCGTACCTGCGGGGAGGTCGCCCTGCTGCCGGGTGCCGATGTAGGCTTTGGAATAAGCATCCCCTTTGTTTTCGGGAATGGCTTCGGCATTGCGCATAATGCGGTCAGATATTAGTATGGAGGTGTGCATCTGTGCTTGGGCTGCGGTGAGTTCCTGCTCCATTACTTCGGCAGCCATCTGGGCCACCGCATCAGGGGTGAGCGTGGGATCGTTGTTCCGGATACGTGCTGCGATAGCATCCAAAGTCCGTTGGAGCTTAGGCGTTAGCTTCTTGTCAATCATACAAGCGAATGGATCAGCCACCTCGGCACTCCTTAAAGGCTTTTAGAAAATCATTCTCGTCTTCAAACTGGTCTTTGAGCTGCCGCAAGGTGATGGTGTTACCGTCGCCCAAGTCTATGGCTCTATCAGGGGTAGCTTCTACCAAGGCATCAAAACTTTCAAGCTCACTGGCCCGGAGTTCAGGCTCCGCTGCTACACGTTCAGTGGCCCGGATAGCTTCGGCATCTGCCGCGCGGACCTTTTTAGTCACCCGTTCTGGGGGCGTAGCAGACAGAGGCGTTTCCTCGTCCAACCCTTTTCGGGCTATATAAGCCTCCATTTCGGCTTCTTTTTGGCCCATTTCTACATTGCGTTGCTGTTCAGCTAAACGTGTACGGCGTGACCCCACCGCCAAGCTACCGGCAGAAGCCCCGCGTTGGTTGGCATCTTGCAGGCTCGCAAGTAGCCGCTCTCGTAGTTGGGGGTAGCCGCCGGGGATTTCGCGTTCGGCTTGGGCCAGTAGAGTGTTCACCTCTGTTTGAGCCCGCAGCCACTCCCCTGTGTTTCTACCCGTGCGATTGGCTGCTGTAGTGGCTTCCTGTAGCCGGGCGAAGGTATCAGGGTCCAGATACTGCTCCAGCGCCGCCACGTCGCGGGGGGCTTTACCTTCGGCCAAGCCTTCTATGAGCTGGTCAACATCAGCCATCTGCTCTCTTAGGGCTTTAACTTCAACCTGAATATCAGCGTCGGCTTGGATAGCCGCGCGTTCTGTAGTCGTAGTGGCCTGAGCAATACGAGCATCCACCGAGGCTGCCGCCTGCCGGTCGAGGGAGCGGTTTATTTCGGCGCGAACTTTATTGGCCATTCTCCCATCAGGCGTACCCTCAAAAAGAGGGCGCAAAGTTGGGCTGTCTGAGAGCCGGGGTGTGCGTCTAGGGTCCACCGTGAGAGGTACATCTGTGTCCCGCAGTAGCGCCAGTTTGGCTTGGTCTGAATAGACGTTGTAAGCCTGCAAGTCTTGGCGTGTGGGGTCAGCGGGCAGGCTCTCCCTTACCACTTCTACATGGTCGAGCACTTCTGCCACCGCATTACGCTCTGCAATAGGTATATTGGGGTCCGTGGCCACCTCTAGCATTTTGTCGTGAAGGTTACGCGCACCCTTGGCCCCTCCCAAAAGCGCCCCTGTCAAAAGTCCCGCCGTGATACTGGCGAAGGCCACATTGGTGGCCCCGCGTTGGAAGCCCCCTTCGAGCCCTAAATCTGTACGGTATGACTGGGCGACTATCTGCATAGGGGTTTCGACCGCAGCCGCGAGGCCCATTTCGACCAGAGCTGTCATTACCACTTTACCCGCAGCAGCTTTGACCGCAATGGGGGCCGTAGCCAACATCGAAATCCACACTATAGGGTCTTTCAGCGACCCTAACGCGCCACCTAAAAACTGAGCCAAAAGGCTGTCGTCACGGGCCGTGGCCTGTATGTAGTTTTCTTCGGCGTCGAGCGAAATCTGGCGACCCCGTGCCGCTGTGTCGTAGTCTACGGGTGGTAGTTCAGGGTGTTCGGCATAGTAGCGGTCAAGCGCCCGTTCGACCGTGGCCTGTTCATTGGGGAGCCCTTTGAGGGCGTTGCCCCTCTCTAAGTTGAGCAGGTCTTGAAACAAGTCTTTTGTGTCGAGGCCCGTCTGGTCCCGAAATTCAGTTCTGATGTCGGCATTGGCTTGGTTGCGCGCGCTGTTTTCAGAGTGTGGGCTTTCCGAAAAGAAGGCTTGGTCAGCAGCAGCGTCTAGGGTGTCTGCGAACGTACCCGGCCCCACTGTGCGAGCATCCAGAAACGAAAAATCACCTCCTAACTGGGGTAGTAATACTCCGCTCATTAGGGTCCCTCCGCATCAAAAGCTACCACAATATCCCGCCCCGAAGCATCCCGCACCACCCCACCGTTTAACAGGAGTTTATACCCCCGGTTGGGCTGGAGAATAAGCTGGGACTGCCGAAAAGCCTCTACAATAGGCACGGCATTTCCGAAACTGTCCTGCACTTCGCCTTCAAGCGCATGTACGTTGCCCGAGGAGCCCACAGTGACAATCGTTGGTGCTGCCAAACCCCCTCCAGCTACAGTCGGATTGGCCCACTCCCCCCCAATCAGTTGTATATAAGCCCGCACGTCCGCTACAGATTTACCGGGAAGCGGAGATACAGTCTCGCGCCCGTTGAGGTTCACAATCCCTCCCGTTAGAAGTTCCAGTTCTGTTGCTATCTGCATATCGTTTGGAACTGCATTGGCGTTGTAGGCAGCCATAACTAGGGCGGCGTCCAAAACATTGGCGTGGCCGCGAGGGTCCGCCAGATAGGCTTGGGTTATGGCGGAGGTGTCCATCGCTGCGAGCTTGTCTGCTTTTACGGGTGCCAGCAAATCGTGCGTGGCCGCAGAGTTATGAGCGCGCACAAGGGTCTGTGCCGACGCCGGGTCAGTGTCCGAAATATAAACCGCGTGGCCTATCGTGCCTGACAGATCATCTTCTAGGAGAAGCCGCGCACGAAGGGCTGGGGTTGCTTGTATAGCTGCCAAAGTGGCTATGGCGGCGCCGGGGTCGCTGCCCGTAAGCTGCCCGACTGTGCGTTCCACCAGTTGGGGTGTGAAAGCGGGGATGCCTGCTTCACTTAGCAAAGACCCATAGGCAACCGCATATTGCTCGGCACCCTGTAAGTCTGTGGGGTCTGTGACGTGTTCAGGAATGCCCATCATGCGGGCGGCGGCGGCGGGGTCGTCCGCAGCATTGTCTACAAATGATTTAGCCATCGCTAAAGTGTACTGAGCAGACAGCCGGTCCTCGTCGGTTGTGTCCGCCGCCAAACTCACTTGCACCAATTCTTGGTAGCTCTCTACCCGCTCACCTAATGGGAGGCGTTGAAAATCTACGAAATCAGTCTGCGCCCGTGTGGTAGCGCGAGCCGCCATAACGCCCGTAGGGCCTAGCAGCTCCATTTGTTGCTGGAAGCCTGTCGTGTCCACCCCTTTGGCGGCGGCGTCTACTGTCGATGTTAAAAGCTCCCCAACTTTGCGTTCGTTGGTGCGTACAGCAGCCTCTGCAGCGCGGACCCGGCGGTCGATTTCGGACTGCGCTTGGTTCATAAGCGTATCTTTGTGCCTGCCAACCTGACCATCGAATTTACCCGACTGCAAATCGTCTAGTGTTCCTCGGGGGTCAGCATCTGTGAGCCCTTGCACAGCCGCAACCGTGAGGGCTTCCACCCCGGCGTCAGCCATAGCTCCCGCTTTAGCCCCAAGCGAACCACTTTGTTCATCTACTGAGGCCAGATAGTCAGCGGTCAACCCATCGAGTAGTTCGGGGTTAGACCGCACGCGGTCAGCATAAGTCATGCGCGTGTCTGTAAGACCTTCTTCTGCCACAAAAGCCAGCCGGTCCCGCTCAAGGCGTTGGCTCTTGAGGGTAACTGATAGCCCTTGACGAGTGGAGGCGGCATCAAAACGCGCAAGCGCAGTCTGTGTGATCCCCCGCTCTACGAGCCCCGCCCGAATTTCGGCACTCCGGCGTTTATATTCTTGCGCTGATCGTTGGTCAAAGCCCGGTTCCATAGTGGATATTCCGTCTTGGGCTTCCAACAAGCGTTGGTTTTCGGCGGCTTCTAGGCCCGCCAATTGAGTATCCGCGAAAAGCAAATCCTCTTGCTCCCGGCGCTTCTGGAGTTCAGCATCAAATCTAAGTGCGGTGTTTGACATATCCTTTAGGCCCTGCGCTTGCATACGCGAGGCTTTGGTCAGTCCTGAAACCCCGAGGTCCCCAGAAATAGAAGCATTTACTGGGGCTGACCCGATAGGGCTTCTTTTAGCTCTTACAAAAATAGCCATCTGTATTTAGCCCTTCTTGGCGAAGCCGCCACCGCCCCCGCCACCCGAAGACCCTCCGCCAAAGCCCCCGCCAGAGGTACTTGCAGCGGCACTGAAACCTGCGGACAGGACAGATAGCCCCCGGTTGCTACTAATACTAGAGGCAGCGGCGGCGTGGTTAGCGGCCTGTGTCGAAAAGACTGTAGCCTGATTGTCAAACCCCTGAGCGCGAGCTTCCCCCAGCCGCCCAATAGTGAGAACGTCTAGAGCACTCTCCACTGTATCGTCGGTCAGCACATCCAAAAAGGAGCCTGTGTTGGCTTCAACACCCGAGGCACCTGTGCGCGCAGTGGCTTTACCGCGCTGGCGGACGCCTTCTACACGTTTGCGTGCCTGCTCTGCGAAGAAAACAGTGCGCTGGTTCTGGGCATTAACCGTGGCCACCTGAGCGTTGAACTTCGCAATGTTGGACAGGTTCTCCTGCTCCAGCTCTGCGGCTTGGCTCTCTGCATAGGCAGACGCTGCCGCCAGTACCACTGCTATTATAGTTATTGCCATAAGGCGTACCCATGAAAGTCGTTGTGCCCGTCCCAATTGGTCAGGCACTCTGTTTCTAGTTCAAAGCCTAGTAGTTCTGCCCACCGCTTCCCCTGAGCATACCCATGTAATACGACAGCTTCCAACCGAAAAAAGTGAGGGTACAGGGCTTCCATCTGTGTGCGGGCCATGCGTGAGGCTGTACTAAACCGGCGCGGGCCTATATCACGATCAAAAGAAGCCCATGCAAAACCCTTACCGGGCATCTGAGGGACAATTCCGAAACTGGCCTGTATGGCCCCGTCGGCCACCACCGAAAAACTCACGCCGGGGGCTAGATACTGCCTCCGCCACGCGGGGTTTTTGACCATTTCCACCGTGTATTCCATTTCAGGAACCGGGGTCAAAGCCAGAAGATGGTCAGGGTGGTACGGGATCAAGATCATAGAACCTCCACCACTGGTGCCACACTGAGTATAGTCATGGGCAGGGGCTGGTCCTGCACCACTGTAATAGCGGGGCGGCGCTCACTGTCTGCTTCTACTGATACTTTTACCGCAGCATCCCGAGGGGCCAAGGCCGCGCCTAGCGGGTCTGCGGCTGTACGTTGGTTGACACGTTCCAAGCGCCCGCCCTCTACGCCTACCTGTCCTAAGACGGTGCGGCTGAACAAGACCCCAATATCCCGCACCCGGAGGCGCCGGTTAAAGGAAGACTGGGCAAGGTCCCCTAGCGCCAAAGGAAGCGTCGTCAGGGTGGAAGTGTAATTCAGACCCACTTGTACCACCGAAGCAGCATCAAGGAGCGTCAGCGCACCCGAGGCCACTACTTGGTCGGGTAGAACCGCGCCATCCGCGAGGATAGAAACTGTCTCCCCCTCCAAATGCGCCAACCCTGATATGGAAGTAGTGGCAGCGCCATCATAAGTGAGGCCACAATCTACGAAAAAAGCATCCTCAATATCGGTGAGGTCGTCAAACTCGTCCGTCAAATACTCAATATAGCGCACCGAAGCCCCATCAATTGTGCGGAGAACCACCATATAAACATCATCCCGCGACCCGTCCGGCGAAGGCACCGTTGCCACGCTCTCCACCACCGAAGTACCGCCCGCATAATTACCGCCTAAGAGGTGTTCATGCCAAGCTATGACTTGCTGTTTGGGGTGGAACGTACACCCCGTCATAGTGCCATCTGCGCGCACCCCCCAGATCACTAGGTTAGGGTTTTGCTGGTAGGTGATTTCAAAAAGGAACGGCTGGCTAAGGTCCTCCGACAAAAGGGTCAAATCGTCGGTGACATAGCTATCTGTCTGGAAAGAGTAGTAGTAATTCAGCAGTCTGCGGCCTGAACGGTTGATAAACACAGTCCCGTTTTCGGCATAAATAGGCTGACCAATCGAAAGGGAGCCTTGTTCAGTTTCGCGGGTTGCGCGCACACTGTCAGGAGCAAAGGCACTATCCACCCCATTACCCCCGGAAAAAGCAAACTCACTACCAGCGGTGCCCACTTCCAGCACTCGAGAGGCCATTAGCCATTCGACATCATCAATGCCCCCCGACGCAATCCGGTAGGTAAGGGCATTGCTGTCTATGACTGTGCCATCCAATTCAGTGGGCGCAAAATTATCAAAGTCGGCTGTCTGAGAGCCCCAAACCGTGTCGCCTCGGGCAGCAAAAAAACGCTGTTGGTGGAACCGCACTACATCAGGGTAGCCATCGGTGCCCGACCACGCACCAAGTCTCCATGTGGTGAGTGCCCCGGTGCCCGCCAAGGTTTCGCGTACCAACGCCGTTACCACTGTCGTAGAAGTGTAGCCTGTGATCTTGGCCCACCCCCAAGTGGCACCGCTCTTGTAGCGGATCAAACGACCTATATCAGTGGTCTGAAAACCTGTGTCGTTATTTATACCTGTGACAGCCGAAGCCGTGAAAGTGATGGTGCCGGTGGTGCTCTAAGGGGATAACGTGGTGGCCGTTATATTTTCGTCAAGGTATGGACCATCCCGGTAATCAAACTCTGCAACTGACCACGCGGCGGCACCTGTACGGCGGACCTCCCTAATGTTGTGATCCACTTGGGCCATAAACACAATATCACCCGACTGGGCATACTTGATCTGCTCAACCTGTGTAGCAGTGGCGTATGGCAGCACCACTTCGACTTGAGTGCCTGACAGGAGAGGCCCCCGGTCGAGGAATATACGCGCGTAAAGGGGGCCTACCTCTAGGATATAGGCTTGCTCCGTATTGAACCTCATGGGGATCAACCGAACAATTTTAGTGCTGTCTTTTACCTCTTGGACAAAATATGTGCCTGTGCGCCGTGTGGCTCCGCCGTGGGGTAGGACCACCATGTTTAGGCACGTTTTGAGGCCCGTCGCATACTGGTCGAGGTCTACCCGCCCGTAGAGACGCGGGGAGATACGACCTGTGGAGAACGCCGGTTTGTTGGGGAACAGTGTGGCCATAGCCCTAGTTGCTCCGCGGTTGCCAGTTAGACCTACTCCGGCGTCTCAAATTCACGACCGCTTCAATGGCCGAAGTTCGGCGCGCTTTTCGGAGTTCTATATCCAGCTCACCCATAATCCTACCTACCGACACGCCTTCGACTTCCCGCAGCGAGGGGGCACATTTAACAGCCACGGCCAGCGCCAGCGCGCCTCGAAAAGAGGTGTCAAAAAGGGTGGGGTCAACAATGCGTTTGATATACCGAATTTTAATGGGTCCCGAAAGATCAGTGAAAATCTGAGCCCCCTCCCGTTCCCATAGTTCAGGGTCCAGATCGGGGTCTGTTTCGGGGTCCAGCTCATTTACCGAAATAATACGCAGACTGTCCACGGGGTTGTCGTAGGCATAGGTATATCCGAAAGATGGGGCGGTGCCACTGGCTGGAACAGAAGCCCGCGCCATTGCGAAGCGCCAGCGATAATCACGCAGCAGCGCGTCTCGCGTGTCTTCATAGTGCAGCTTACAGAGCCGTGAATTACGGTCAGTGTCGTCAATGTTTACAATCTGACCCTGCCCTACGCGGGAGAGTGCTTGATTACAGATAGAGACGACACTGACAGCCATGCGTGGTGCGGGAGGCCGAAGCCGCCCGCCCTTCTGTTATTGACCTGACGTATAGAGAATGCTCGCGTAGCCCGTACCGTTCGCTGTTGCCTGTGTCGAACCGACAAGGGTAACAGAGAGATCAATATGGACCGGGGCAACAGCCGCTGAGGCATACCCCAGACGTTCCCAGAGAGGTTGGCCTGCTGTGGCTTGTGTGAACAGAGGGTAAGCCGTTGCGGCTGCCCCTGCTACACCGTCCAGAAGACCATCAGGATTACTCGTGTCACCCACATCAACCGTACCAGTTACCGCAACGGTAGTGGTAAGCGTGGACCCCGGAAGGATCACCGCTTCTTTAGGTAGGCGGGCAAGGGCGTAAGTGGAGGTTGCTTCATCCCCAATTGTCACCAGTAGCGTCTCCAGTGAGTGTCGAACAACACCCCCAGCGAAGCGATTGTCAGCCAACTCGTTAGGGTTGGACGACGCCACTTTCGTCATATAGAGAGCGCCTGTATCAGTTACTACAGCCATGATTAAGCCTCCAAACAGGCGATTTCGACAACACGTTCTTCTTCAACGCGGGTCGCACCGATGAACATTTCCATATACGCATACCAGTTGAACGACTTGTCCGACCGCTTGTCGATATGGGCTTGAACGTCTTGGCCAATACCCAGCACCGCAGCATCTGACGTGTAAGCTACTGCCATGCGAGACGTGCTCACTTTTGGTAGAATACTCGTCGAAATACGATGGAACTGAAAACCCATGAATGAATTGATTTCACCATTCACGAGGGCTTTGACGGAATTGTAGTCCGAGCTAGTGGCCTCGGTTTGCGTGAGCAAATCCGAAAGCTGGGTTTGCGTGACCGCCATGTGGAAAGTATCGCTTTCCACATCCGCGTTTCCGAGGATGTTGCGGGCTGCAATCAGCTTACCAACAGTAAGACCTACATTCCCGGAGCCGCTGTCGAAAGTATGGTCATTGACCGCGACTTTTTGAGCAGTAGGGAGGACCACTGAGGTAGACGTTTTTCGGCCTGTGTAAGCCGTTCCACGAAGGGCATCAATGATTGTCTTGTCATACTGGCGCGCAAACGCTTGAGCGTGACGACGTACAATCGGCGTTGCCGGATCGTTGAGCGTCTTAACCGTGTCGAACGTGTCGATAGGCTCGCCGCTTTCGTAAGCAAACAGAGTAAGACGACGACTTTCACGGGGGGTGATGTTGATAGGGCTGTCACCGAAGCGTGTTGTGCGCTCCAGAACGTCAACAGTCCCGAATTGGTCCCAGAATTTTTCCTCACCTTCGACAGTCTCATTGACGACTGTCCCCCGCAATTTGGACATTTCTTGCGAAGCCAGATACAGCACGTTGGAGCTGTATTGGTTTACGAAGTGGGTTTCGATAGCGTCGAGCGACATGGCTCAAACTCCTTTATACCACGATGAAAAACAACTTGAGTTGCTAAGTTCCAACAAAGTTATCCGGTAGTCCGGGCCGTGTCTGTCCTCGTTTTCGGTGAGGCTACTTCCGTTTCTTTGGGGCAGGCCCCGAAGCCGCTGGGGCTCCGTCAGGTTGTCTGCCATTCAGAATGTAACAGAAAAGTGTTTCTGTATTTCGGAGCGTATCAACAAGTTTGTCTGATGGCAAGCGGAGCGCGACCGCCAGTTTTAGGGCCTCCAGCCGCATCGTGGCTTTATCATCCAGCATTAGGTTGCCCCGGCTTTACCGACTTGGAAAGCGTGTAGCTTGTTCATTTCGGTCATGGCCCATTCGTGGCTAGGGTGCCCCGCTGTTGTGTAGGCTTTCATAAAGTCCGCGTCGTTACGCCTTTGGGCGATCTGTGCGGTGGCATCCGCAGGGGTCAGGGCTGGAGCTGCGCCGTTTACCGAAACGTCCGAAATAGTGTCTTCGCCCATATCCTTAGCCACTTTCAGAAAGATGTTGGCCATTTCTGGGTGGTTGCCCAGTCCCGAGGTGTCCAAAAACTCAATAAAGTCCGGGCTGTCCGCAGCATACCGTTGGAGCGTCCGGCCTACCGCCGCGATATTACGGTCATAGGCTGCACCCCAATTTGTCCGAATTGACTGCTCTCCCGCATCCCGTAGGAGCGCCGACTGCTGCGTCATACCATCCATCTGCCCTTTGGAGAACTGCATGAAATCGGAGTATAGACCCTGCGCCTGTTTGGTTGACAGGCCATATTTATGGGAGGTTTCTTTGTACCAGCCTTCCATTTCTTCGGAGCGTTGAAACTCGTCCGAAAACTCTACCCCTTCGACGGGGAGTTGGTAGCCTGTGGCTTCATCTGGGCGGCCTAGCTTGGTGTAGAAATCATTCCAAACTTCGGGGGTAGCGTCTTCTCCCGGCACTGTGACCAGAGAAGCGCGATCCGCGCCAATAAGTTTCTGGGCGTTGACATAGCTCTTGGCCAGCCCCCCCACGTCCTTAAAATCTTGTAGCGCCGGGTCGGCTGCTAATTCTTCGGGTAATCCTGTGCGCCAGTTTTCAACAGGGGCTACTGCCGCCGGTGCTGCCGCTGGTGCGGGTGCTGCCGCCGGTGCTGCCGCTGGTGCGGGTGCTGCCGCTGGTGCGGGTGCGGGTGCTGCCGCTGGGGCGCCAGATACATCACTCATTGCTTAGTTTCCTTTCGAGGTCGAGACTTGGGTTTATGGCTTTATCTTGCATTTTAGCCAGAAATACCCAGATTTCCCGCGCGCCTTCACGGCGGGCAAGATCGTTGGTGTCAGTGTTCCTTGTGGGCTCAAAAAGTTTGAACCTTATGGCGAGGTCGTCTAAGACCAAATCGCCCGCATCGCCAGTCAACGCTTCGCGGTAAGCCGCTAATGTTGCATTGGCCCGTGCCTTATCAAGCGGCACCCCGAGGAGCCGCTGAAAGGTCTGCCTGAGAAAGCGCACGTAGTCCCTCCGCCATGGTTTTGCCTGTTTCAGCTTCTTGCGCGAGTGCTTCTTGTTCATTCGCGGCTTGTGCTTCGGCTTGCACATCGTCTTCGGTTTTGAACCAGTTGCCCGGAAGTGAATAAATCCGGCGCCCTGCTTCGCTGATAATGTCGCCCCACTGAAAACGGTTCATCACATCGGGGTTAAACTGGGCTCCGACCGCAGCAAGTCCTAAGAGGTCCTGCAAACCATCGAGCTGTTCACTCCGCTGCGCCCGTGTGATCGGAGACAGGTATTCCACTTGGAACTCTGCATCCGTAGGGGGTGGTGGGATTAGGCTGTTGTCGATGCCTAGCTCCAGCGTACGCTCGATAATGGAGCCTGTAAATTCATTGTGGACGCGGGACAGCATAGCCGCCAGTTGCCGGAAACGCTCTGTGCGCCGCTGATCTACAAAAGTGGCTTTGACGTTCTGACCATTACTGTCAGCAGTTGTCAGGAAGGCGTCTACGAAAAACGTCCGAAGAACACTTTTCTGGGTGCCATCAATCCAGTTGAGGGCAGGGTTCAAATCCCCGTCAATGCCCCGCATGGCTTCCACCCGGTCATTGGAGCCCGGACGGTAGTAATTCATAGCACCCGGAGACATGCTGAAAGGACCTAGAAATTCATCATCGGGGGCCAGTATCACTGGGTCGGCCATCCGGTTGACGATCTTCATCAGGTCCAGTTGGGCTGCGTTCAATCGCCGGATCGACGGGAGCGCGGTTATCGCCGGAGAGGGTCCGTACACGTCCCCCGTTCTCTTGCCCCAGCGCGCCACGTGTAGCGGAAAGGACAGATAGCCCTCGACCGACAGGGGCTCGTCGGGATTTTTGCCTTTTTTGCATAGCCGTACACTCCCATATTTCTTCGTTTTCGGAATTTTGTATCCCGCCAGAATAGGGTGGGTCGCGGGTAGAATTAGGTGGAGGAGGGTTTTTTTCTCCCCTTTACCCGTTTCTTTGTATTTATTGGCCTCGCCATCTAGCAGCTTTGCGATGCCATAGGCTTCTACGAATTGGTCAATTGTTAGGTCATATTCCCGCACCGCGCCGCGCACACGCCCGTACTGGTCTTCGATCAAATAGACCTCACCCGGAAACCGAGCTTGGAACATAATAGCGTTGTCGTCTGCCGAAAATTCGGAATACCCCACACCATACCCAGCCATGCCTACATCGGTGTAGACCTCCTGTAGCATAGGGTGGAAGCTGGACGACGAACTGTTGAACGTGTCGTACATAAATTCGGTTGTGTTATCCAACCAGTCTCGTATTTCGGGGGACCCCCCTTGGTCTTCGGGCTTCCCCTGCAACGCAAACCACCGCGACAACGGACTAGTCAGCATCGTATGCAACCCGTTTGCAAACTGGTCTAAAGCCCACGGGCCTGTATCATCATAGAGCCCATCGAACTGGTTGGCCCCCGGCGTAGTTGCCGAGGTGAAAGCCGCCCGTCTAGGGAGCAGATAGTCTGCCGCTTCTTGGTAGAGCGGGTCCCAAGGGGTCCGCTTTTCCTTTTGGGCCTCAAAGTAGGCGTAGGCTTCTTTGCTCATGCTGCTGTTTGCCCTGCTGGTGCCCCGAGTTTGCGGCGCGCCTCTGGCGTTTTACGTTTCATCAATTCTGCTAGGAATGACCCCCGGCGCTGTCCCGAAGCTGCGGCGGCACCTAGTCTGCCCGAGCTGGTGGAGCTGGCGGGACCGCTCGCCACATTAGGTTTAGGGGACTGCCTGCGTAGAGCAGTAGCCGCTACGGCCTCGCGCCCCACAAGCCCTTTCTTAATATTGCCTGAGTTATTAGCCGCATCCAGCCTGTCAAGCACCGTCTCCCGGAGCTGTATACCCGCAGGGGAGCTAGTGGCGGGAGACGGTGCCAGTTTAGCGGGTGTCTTACCCGTGGGGTCCAAAGTCTCCCCTTCGGCTAAATTAATATCAAAGGCTAAACCCGGAATTGCTAGTTCTCCCATAGCCATTAGCCTGCTCCTAAAAGTTTTTTTGCGCTGGTTTCATCTACGCCACCAATTCCGGTCAGGACAGTTTTGCCGCGACCGCGCGACAAGAGAGCTGCACGGCGGGTGCGCTCTGCCTGTGCTTTGACCTCGGGGTCTTCGGCAGTCTCGGGGTCTTCGGCAGTAATGGGCTCAATAGCAACGGGGGGTGGGGTAGAGGTTGGGCTTTCTGGCCCCCTCCGAAAATACTTTTAATGAAGCTCATTTTTCTACCTCGTCGCGTAGGGGCGAGAGGCCCCATATGGATCATACCGGGTGTTGTATTCCCGGTGTCGGGGTTTTACCCGTGTCGGGCGGTCAGCTACCGCTCCCGTCCGAAAAGCATCTGAGCCGTGAGAGGACCAGTCATGGACCGGATTGTCAAGGTAGTCTTGTCGGTTGCCATCCCATTTGCGGTGATATGACGACAGCGCTTCAACGCCTTTGAAGCATTTTTCCTCGTCAAACCAGCACTTAGGGAGCATCCGCCGGGTGGCATCAATCCCATCATTGATCTTTAATTTCGGAGCTTGGTTGAATATCAGCCCGTGTTTACGGGCTACATCAATGCGGCGTTCCCCCGTGGTCAGCTCGTGCGCCGCAATGTCGTGCGGGGCGACGTGCCTTGAATAGTGATAGGGCTGGTCATTTACGTGCTTTATCCAGTCGATGATGGAGCGACCGCTTTGCTCGTCATAGTCGATCATCCGAATTTCGGAGGGTCCATATCTCTGGGCGTACCATATCGCGGTCGCATCGTTGTGGCCCAAGTCCCACCACGTTTCCACCATGAGGTTGGGGTCGTAGGGCACGTTGGCGATCCGGCCTTCTTCACGCGCGCGGGTCATGGCGTCGGCATAATATGAGCCCGATAGAGGCGCATTGAACGAGCAATAATACTCTTGTTGGATCAGTTCTTCGCTCATACCCTCGTCGCGCTCAGACTGGATGGCCCCTTCTGGTAGAGCGTTGGTATCATCAACCGTCTGCAAACTCACGAACCAGTCTTTGGCGTAGCGTGATTTTACATACATTTCATGTGCATGGTTACGGCCACGCGGCGTAAAGGGGAAAATAGCCGAGCCTCCATTGGCCAAGAGGATAGGCCGCAGGTAGTCCCAAGCATCGGGGTTCTGCAGTGAGAACTCTGTCATTATGAGCCCACGCGGGTTGGCGCCCACCAGCCTGTCTGGTTGGTCCGCCCCCACCACTCGGTAGACCGAGCCGTTGGTGAACTCGATCAGCATCATATCGTCCCGGCGGCGTTTAATCAGCTCTTTGGGAATGTAGTCGATGAACCGGCGACCTTCATTGTTGGCCCCGTCCCACCAGCCTTTGCGGCCCTGCTCATAGGTCGGCCATACGTGCCACCACTGCCCGCCCGGATTGAGAACAGCCATGTCAAACGCCGCCCAATTAAAGGCAGTCAAATCCTTGCCAGCACGGCGGTGCCATATGAGTGCCGCGCGGGTACAGCCCCGCAACATAGCGTCCCAGAAGGGTTGCTGATAATGGCGGGGCTCCCACTGGTAGGGGAGAAATATCTTACCCATGCCAAACACCCGGCTCATCGCCAGCCATCGACTTGATCCATTTATATGGAAGCTCCGAAATCGTTCTCACTTCGCGTTGCCGGTTGTCCAAAACCAATCGGCCATCCACGATTAGGACCGCATGAAGGTCGCCCTCCTCCGTCTCACAAACCGCGCAACCTAGGTGCTTGGGGCCAAGGCCCATATCTATGAGCGCTGACGCGGCGGTAAGCATAAAATCATCGCAGTCGCCTTTGAACGGCTCGTCTGCTTTGTATTTTTCAATGAAGTCGTGCCACTTCTCGGTTTCGTCGAACACCACCTTGTCCGGTGCCCACGTAAACAGCTCCAGCATTTTGGACTGCACAATCGCGGCTTGCTTGTCTATTTCTTGCACAGCCATTCCCCCGGGTTTTCAATGCAATATTTCAGCGCACCAAAAGGCGGCATCACAATCTCGCCTTGGGTTGGGGGAGGCGTTGGCGCAGGGGCGGCGCAGCCGACCAATGCTAGGATTGAAACTAGGAGGACTATGCGGGTCATGTTGGTTTCATTGCCAGAACTTCAATGGGTTGGCCTAGCTGGAGTGTTCCGTCGTTATGACCTAGTTCTGCAAGGACAATCTCAGGCGGTGTGGCTGTAGCTGTAGCAGTCCCAGCCGTTCCACCGTGAATAGCCAAAGATAGTGCATCGGTATCAAGATCAATTATGGCAACTGCAGACTTTGTAAGCCCAT